AAAAAACAACAAACCTTTGCTTATTATAGGCGATTTAGAACAAGGTGTTTTATCAGCTCTAGCCATGAATAAAATGAAAGGTAACATAAAAGTAAATGTTATCGACGCTCCAACGTATGGAATAAACAAGCAGCAAATGCTGCAAGATTTATCTATGCTAACAGGTGCTACAATTATTAATGAGGACTTAGGTGATGATATGGATATGATAAAAGTAGATCACTTAGGTACATGTTTAAAAAGTGTTACAACACATGACAGTACTATAATTCAAGTAGCTGAAGCATCCGAAGAAATAAAAGCTATAATTGAAGATATAAAACAAAAAGTACTAAAAGAAAAAAATCCTAATTTAGTTGTAAGATTAGAAAAAAGACTAGCGATGTTAGCTGCTAAAATAGCTATAGTTAAAGTTGGTGCTAATTCTGAAATTGAATTAAAAGAAAAAATAGATAGAGTCGAAGACGCTATCTGTGCTACTAAAGCTGCAGTTAAAGAAGGCATAGTTTCAGGTGGTGGTGTTGCTTTACTAAACGCTGCGCTAGATATTAAAGAAAAAAATGTAGGCGAAAGAGTTTTAGGTAAAGCTATATTGGCTCCTTATAAAACAATACTAGATAACGCTGGATATGAAGAATATACTATATCTGGCAATGATGGAATATGATTGATAGCGGTATAATTGATCCGTTATTAGTTACTAAAAGCGCTCTTCAAAATGCAGCTTCTGTAGCAACAACAATATTATCTACTGATTGTGTAATCAATAATTTAAGAATAGATGAAGGCAATAGGTAGAAATTTAATTATAAAAAAAATAAAAGAAGGAACTACTAAAACAAAAGGTGGTTTACTTTTAGCAGAAAATCAAAGAGAAGATATAAGATACATACAAGCATTAGTTGTTTCTGTAGGTGATGAAGTTTCTGGAGTAAAAAATAATGACAATATATTTTATGATAGACACGCTGGACATAAAATAGAGTTTGATAAAGAAACTTATCATGTTATAAAAGCTCAAGATGTAGTAATAGTGACATGAGACGTTTAAGTGTTAATGACATTAAAGAGTTAAACTTATTAAAGCATTATAGGATAATTAGAAAGTGGGCTTGTAAAAATAATGATTTAAACGACGCGGATTTAGAGTTATTAATTTATTTAGATTCTATTGATTTTTTTAATATAAAAGATTTTAAAATAGGTACATATTCTTATAGTTGGGATACTAGAAGATGGGGTAAGTTAACTAAAAATGGTTGGATAGTTCTTTGGAGAAAAAGAAATAGATCAACACAAAAGCATAATTTATATCAAGTATCTTTTAAATGCAAGCAATTAATACATAGAATATATAGAATAATGTTAGGTGAAGAAGATTTACCTACTAGTAAAAGAAGAAATAAAATAATAGCTGGTAAAACTTATACAGATAAAGTTTTAACTCAAGCGATTTATAATGTAAATAAAGATAAACACAGATAATTATGGGATACGCAAGCGACGCACAACGCAAAGCAGTACACGCTAATAAAGCAGATGGTGGTAAAGGACATCCTGACAATAAAAAGTCACCAAATAAAATGCACTGTACAGGTAAAAAGAAATCACCTGCTAAAAACAAAATTGAAGGTAAATCTCACAGTGAATTAAAAGCAGCAGGAGGCAAAGCTTACGATATACATATGAGAGATCACAGTAAAGGTACTTTTGCAGACGGACCTTTAAATAAAAACAAACGTAGACAACAAAATAGAGAAGACGTTAAAAAAGCTAAAGAAGGTAAAAAAGGTAAAGAAAGAAGACAAGCTGCAAGAGCTGAAAGACAAAAGCAAAGAGACGAAGGTAGAAGAGGTGTAAAAAGAACTGTTAAAAAAGTAAAAGAAACTGTTGAAAAAGTAAGAGATAGTAAAGTTGGTAGAGTAGTTGAAGGAGCGGTAAACACTGCTAAAGCTGTTAAAAAAGGTGATGTTAAAGGAGTTGTAGATGGAGTTAAAAAAGCAGCAAGTGCTTTTACAATGTTAGACCCAATGACTGGTATGCCTGCGCAACCTCAAATGTCTAATATGCCGCCACAACCATCTAACACAATGGGCAATGCAAGACCTGTTTTTGATGCTAGAACTCAAAATATAGCTACTGGTATATATGGTGGAATGCAAGCTAGACAAAACGCAGCAGGTGCAACACCAGTATATCCAGGTGAAATGCCTGTGCAATCTCCTTTTCAAAATGGACATGAAAAAAAATTAGTAGGTGAAAATACTGATAAAGTACAAAAAGATAAAAAAGGCAACGAATTTGCTTTAGTTTCTGAAACTTCTAAAAATTTTAGAAAAGGTGATACTATAAGACCTATGAATAAAATGAACTTTAATAAAAAAATACTTAAAGATGGTTTTATAATGGGTGGAGATTATATTACTAGAAACAATAGAATTATAAATAAATAAATATATAAATTATGAATCACTCTAAATACGATCCTTCAATGGAAAAACTAAAGCCAGGAACTAAAGTTGGTGTAGTTGGTGAATCTCACATTTGGGACGGACCACTAGATCAGCAAGGTAGAGCTCATGGTGTTGGTTCAAGTTCAGGTATCACCGGTATGTCAGTATTAAAAGCTGCTAGCTATTATAAAGGTATGCCTATTACTCAGTGTGCTAAAGTATACAAAAAATGAGATCGCCATTTTATAAAGAAGGATTTCCTGAAATAAAGGAAAAAAATAAAGGTAAATTTACAGCTTGGGTAAAAAAGAATATGCCAGGTAAAACAACTTGTGCAGCTGCTAGTTCTATAATGGCTAAAACTGATGATTATAGTGAAGAAGTTGTTAAAATGGCTAACTATGCTAAAAACTTTGGTTGTTCAAAAAAATAATTATGAAAAGTAAATCACCATTTAAACAAGATAAATGTACTAAAGCTTGGGAAAAATTTAAGTCTGGATATACAAGTAGAAAGACAAAAACATCTATGAAGAAGGTTGATGGTAAATACCAAAAAGTAGAAGTACCTATTAGCGCCGAAGCTAATTTAAAAGAATATAACGCAGAAAAAAATGAGTTTGAGTGCGTTAACGGTAAAATTAAACTTAAAAAAACAGATGACGCTGAGCGTCCAATTAAAGATTAAAAATTATGAGTTCACCATTTAGTAAAAAATTTCACTCTAAAAGCCCTATAAGTCCTATAGACAAAGCTTTAGTAGGAAAACAAAATAGATTGCCTGAGCATTTGCAAGAAGCTATTAAAGCAGCTCCTGAAATGAAAGAATCGCCATTAGATAAACATGGTGAAAAATATAGAAAAGAAGCTATGAGACTTTCTGAAGATGCTGAACAAGGCGATTATGATTATGATAATAAAAAAGTAACAGATCTTTTAGCCAAAGCTAAAGCGGCTGACGCTAGACACGCAGCAGAAAAAGAAGCTAAAAACAAAAAGACAAAAGTTGATTCTACGGAAATGGCTAAAAAAGATCCTGCGCAAAGTGTAAAAAAAAAAGCGTAGTTAACTACGGAACACCTTTAAATTTTGATATTTATGGTGAGGATGTTGAGTTTGGCGGTGGTGACTATTATGTATCAAATGCAGCTGATTTCCAAAAACTACAAGACACTATAGCGTCGACTGCTAAAAATACTTTGACTGCTGAAAGAGCAGGAAAATATCAAGCAAAAAGAGCTGAAAGAAGAAAGAAAAGAAAAGGCGGAGAAGATAATCAAACTCAAAAATTTAAAGATAAAACTACAGAAATAGAAAACAGATCACAAGATAACCTAGCTAAATCAGGTTCAGATAAAAATTGCGCGGGCAAACCAAGTGGTTACATTTTTACTAATGTAGCTAGCGATGGGAGCATGAGTACTACAACTTGCCCTTAAAACAAATAAAAATGGGATATTATAAAGGACATTACGGAAAATATAGTGGTAATGCAAAATGGTCAAAAGATCACGCGCATACTAGAGTTACAAAAGAAAATTACGATGCGTCTGTAGCTGATGACGCAGCTCATATCGATTATTTAAAGCGCGATGTGCTTTATGATGATAAACATGGGCATAATGACGAAAAAATGACTGCTGATGAAAAACATATTTCTAAGTTAGCAGGCGATATGAAGTATGATAAAAAGCATCATGGTTCAGCTGCTAAGCATATTAATAAGTTTATGGACGAAAATCATCAACATAATAAAAATCATGATGAAAGACCTCTGCATTCGCATAAAAACTTTGAAAAAAAAAAGAAAAACGAAAGTCCAGCTAAACACAAAAGAACAGGTGCAATGGCTAGACACGAGCATATAAGACCAGGCGAAACAAAAACTGAATTTAGAAATAGACTTAGTGGCACAGGAAAAGACGGAGGTAAATATGCTGAAAAACTTAGAAACGAGTACATTAAAAGTAAAAATAAAAACAAATAAAAATTATAATTATGCCTTACGGAAAGAAAAAAGACTCAGCTGCAAAAATGGGTCATGAAAAAAGCCCAGCAGAAATGGGTCACAAAGGAGATTCACCTGCAAAAATGGAATCTGCTAAGCAAGAAAGAAAAAACTTACTTCAAGATAATCCAGTAGCTAAACACGCTTCAGGATCTTGGTTATCTAAACATGCTGGTCACTCTAGAATGAGTCCTGCTAAAATGGATCACTCTCCATTAAATGATAATCATGAATTGATTGTTTATCCTGATAGAAAAAATCAAAAAGGAGAAAGTCAAGTTGATATAATGAATAAAAGACAATCTGACGCAAATACAGCAATTGACGCTTATAATAAAGGAACTGGAACAAGAAACGCTGCAGAAGACGCAACAAAAAGATATAACTTTTCTAGAGATTCTATTAGTAATGTTAATGTGAAAATAGATAAGCTTCTTGGTGGTTTAGATAAAAAAAGAAAAGATATTTTATCAGGAAAGCATTAATAAAACAGAGAGGACTGTACAAACCTCAGCCAAACATAACATAACATAACAAAACAAAACAAAACAATTATGGCACAATTTATGAAAATACCTTTAGAAGGTGTAAGTGGTCAACCAGAAATTTTGGTTGAAATCGATTCTATAGTTTCAATTATAGCTGGTAATGTTGCAGGACCTGGAGCAAACCCAACTACAAAAACTAGAATCATTACTAAAAACCCAGCTTCTGGTTATCAAAAACTAGAATTAACTCACGACGCTGCTGCTGTCACTGGTGATGTTGTTGCTGCTCTTAACAAAGCAATGGGAGCAAATCCAGGTGGAGTAATTTCAACAGTAGGGCAAATAACTAAAACAGCACAGGTACCTCAGCAACCAAGTGTAAGTGGACAAAAAGGACGTATTGTAATCACAACTCCTTATGCTCCAGTAACATTTACAGCTGCGGCTTGGTCGTAAGTATGAAATCAAGAGGTTTAGGAGACAGTATAGAAAAGTTTACTACAGCCACTGGAATCAAAACAATGGTAGAAACAGTTAGCAAGGGATTAAATATTCCTTGCGGCTGTGAAGCCAGAAAAGGAGCATTAAATAAAATGTTCCCATATAAAAAATAATATGGCTTTTAAACTTAACAACCCTCCTTATAAAAAAAATAATACTCCAATATATCGTGTAAATATGGAAGAAGGTGTAATGGGTAAAGCTAATAACAATGGAACTATAATTTTAAATAAAAATTTAGAACCACATCAAGAAGATGAAGTTATTGCTCATGAAATGGTACATATAGATCAAATGAAACGTGGTGATTTAGACTACGATAATGATTTTGTATATTGGAAAGGTAAAAAATACTCTAGAGCACAAATGCAAGAAGGTGCTAAAAACCTACCTTGGGAAGCTGAGGCGTATAAAAATGCATAAATTATGAGTAAAGAAAAAAAGCAATTTAAAGATACGACTGTAGGTAAATTATTATTAGGTGCTGCATCTGTAATAAATCCTACTTTAGGAAACATTTTACAAGGAGTCACAAGTCCTAAAGAAGCATTAGAACAAATAACAAAATCTGACGTTTCTAATGACGATAAAATAAAACTACAAACAATAATATACGAACAACAAAACAAAGAAATAGAAGCTATAACAAACCGTTGGCAAGCTGATAGTTTATCAGATTCTTGGTTAAGCAAAAATGTACGCCCATTAGTTTTAGTGTGGTGTATTACTATTTTCTCACTAGCTGGTATATTAGACAGTGTTGAAAGTATACCATTTCAAATAAACGCATTATGGAATGACACTTTCGAGAAGGTCATGATGGCCGTTGTCTTAGCCTATTTTGGCGGACGCACGACAGAAAAAGCAAGTAATATATTTAAAAAATAAAAACAATAAATAATGGCAAACTTTAAATTTGACACTGGTTTTATGGGTATGGCCCAAACCTGGTCACCTACTAATAACATAAATCCTCTTCCAGCTTGGGAGTTTATGAACCAAACAGGTACGTTAGGTACTTTTTTAGCTGGATCTGTTGTATACGTAGGAACAACTGGTAAAGTTAAAGTAATTGTAGCTGGAACAGTTGGTGCTCAAAATACAGTTGCTTTATTAGAAATAACAAGTGGTGGTACTGGTTATAGCAACGGAACTAATGTTGCTACAACTGGTGGTAACGGTAGTGGTTTAACAGTAAACACTACAACAACAAACAATGTAATAACTTCTATAGCTATTGGAAACTCTGCTGGTGAAGGATATAAAATAAACGACGTTTTAACTGTATCTGGAGGTGGTGCTAATGCTACTATAAAAGTATTAGATGTTATAAGTTTATCACCTACAGCTTCTGATGCTGTAGAGTTTGTCGGAGCACAAGCAGGAAGTATTTTACCAGTACTAGTAGATTACGTATTAGTACCTAGCAGTGGCGCAGCTACTGATTTAGTAGTAGGAAGGTAAATACTTCATATATAGGTGACTATATAAATATACATTAATAAAATAAAATTAAATTAAATTATGGCAAAAGCTAAAAAAGTAAAAAAAGACGAATTAGAGCTTATTAATAAGCAACAAAAACAAATGAATGAACTTCTTAGAGGTTTAGGCGTTTTAGATGTTCAAAAAATGAACATGCACACTCAAATTAACGGTTTAAGCGCAGCTATTGAAACAACTAAAAAAGATTTAGAAGAAAAATACGGTGCTGTTAACATAGATTTAAACACAGGTGTTTTAACAGATATAGAAGAGTGTGAGAATTGTGATAATGATAAAAAAGATGCTAAGTAATATTAGAAAAATAAGCATCGGTTCTGATTACAAAAATGATGCTATGCATTATTCTATTGGTCAGGTTGTTTATGGTGGTCATGAAATATCTCATATATTATTTGAAGACAGTGATAACTCTTACAACATACATATAAAAAAGAACAACGAAATATTACCATGGAAAAAATTTAATAGTAACATGGCTATATCAGTTGAATATGATTTAGAATATTAATGCGTAGTTTATATGATTTTATTGTAAAACCTGTAGGTGATAAATACAGTAATACAATAAATGTTGATAATAAAAAAATTATTGTTAACACTAAAATAGAAAACTGGAAGTTTGTTAATAGAATAGCTGAAGTAGTTTCGACCCCTTTAGCTATTAAAACTTCTATTAAAAAAGGTGATATAGTAATTATTCATCAAAATGTTTTTAGAACTTTTTATGATATAAAAGGTAACAAAAAAACAAGTAGATCTTGGTTTAAAGATAATTTATATTTTTGCGCTATAGATCAAATTTATTTATATAAAAATGAAACAGGTTATCATAGTTTTGGTGATAGATGTTTTATACAGCCAATTAAAGATAAACAAGATTTAACGCTTGATAAAGAACAAAGTCTTGTTGGTATATTAAAATATGGCAATAGCTCTTTAAACAAGCTTAAAATTAACCCAGGAGACTTAGTTGGTTATACACCTAATGGCGAATGGGAGTTTTTAATTGAAAACAAGAGACTTTATTGTATGAAATCAAATGATATTGTAATTAAATATGAGCACAAAGGAAACGAAGAGGAATATAATCCACGCTGGGCGTGTAGCAGTTGAAGAGTTAATTAAAGTTGCTAAAGAACCTATAGTTGATAGCGATGATGATATATCAGCTGATAGACTTAAAAACGCTGCAGCTACAAAAAAACTAGCTATATTTGATGCTTTTGAAATTTTAAATAGAATACAAGAAGAACAAGATATGTTGGATCAAAAGCCAAAACAATTAACAAAGCAAACTACATTTAAAGGTTTTGCTGAAGGAAGATCAAAATAATGTATCAACAATTTTTATATAAAATATTAAAAGACCACATTAAGCCTAAAGTTCTTAAACGAATGAATAGGTATAAAAAATGGGAGTACGGTTACAATGACGAACACGATATTATTGTAATAAGTAAAACTGGTAAAATAGGTGAGATATATGAAATACAAAATCTTAAAATAGCTTTACCAGAAAAACAAAACGTACATAAATTTGATAACAACAAGTGGACGCAGTTTGAATATCCAAAAGCATTAAGTAGAATTAAATCTACATTTGATTGGAGACAGTATCCGCAAGACTTTAAAGAAAAATGGTATGATTACATTGATAATGAGTTCACCCGCAGGGAGGAAGGTTTTTGGTTTTATAACAAAGATGTTCCTACTTACCTTACTGGTACTCATTACATGTACTTGCAGTGGTCTAAAATTGACGTCGGGGCACCAGACTTTCGGGAATCAAATAGATTATTCTTTATTTTCTGGGAAGCTTGTAAGGCAGATCCACGATCCTATGGGATGTGTTACCTTAAGAACAGGCGTTCCGGGTTTTCTTTCATGGCCTCAGGA